CCTCGTACTCTGATCTCCAGCTACTGGAGACGGAGAACGTCTTGCCTACCATCATTTGATTTCTCGCAATGACGGTAAATCTTCCTCCTCCACTCAGCGCTTTATTGTCCCATTTGTTTAGGATTTTAGGCGCCCCCCTCAAATCATGCATGAGCTTCCTCATCAGAAACTCACGCCCGCGTTGAGGCCTCGGCGTTATTACAAGCCGAGAGTATTTGTACAAGCACTGCTTATACGCCCCTTGTGGGGGCATTGGCACATGCAAGTACGAGTCAAAATCCTCATCCGAATAAGGCCCCACGATCCCAACAAAGGGATCCGGGATCCACTTCCGGAGTAAGGAGAGAGCTGATGACTCCTCTTCGATCTCCCAATACAATGAAAGGAGCCTCTTAATGCGATTGTAGTCGCACCAAAGACCCTGCACATCGTGCGGGATTTCGTCAAGAAACACAGGTCGTAGTGAGTGTCCCTGGAACCAGTCTGTGCCACAGGATTCCCTAACATCACCAGTAAAGAAGGTTTTGTCAAGGTTTACCTTAAAGCCAGATAGGCGAAGAGCCTCAACTAGACGATAGTAGTATTTCTGAGCGACAATAAGATCATCGCCAAATACTGCAAATTTCGTCCTGTCAAAGCGATCTCCGGCCGCTTTCGTCACTGCGTATATTAGCGCAGCAAAGATTGCGGATTCCAATGCGAATGTGTAACCGTTGCCCATGGAAGAGATCTTCTCGTATTCAATGAGTTGATCACCCAAGGTCCCCGAAGGGGACCGCAGGTCCATGAGATAAGTTACCCACTGTTTGGGTAGCAGCAACTCGCAGATCTTAGTACTAACTGAGTCACTGGCCGCACTTAAGTCGATCGTAACAAAGCGATCTTCCTGGTTTGGCAAACTCCCCAATCGAGCTAGTTCCTGATTCTTCGTCTGGTCATCTAGATTCACACCGAAACGCTTTAAGCGCTTTCGGATAAAACCATCGACACCCAGTTGAAGAAACAAATTCAGGGTAGGCTCAATCGCAATAGTACGCTCTTTCAGAGCGTCCTTGGGTACAAAGGTGATTCGGTTCCCATCGACGATTTTAATAACCTTAGACCAGAACTCCCTCTCATCTATAGGATAGTGCTTCGGTATACCGAAACGACTCCTGTAAGAATCTTGAAGGGCTCCGATCCATCTCTGGTCAGTCGCGATGGCAAACTGGGCGTACCGGAAAGCTCCGATCGTGCAGTGATAGGGCCACTCAGCGTATTTATGATAAGCTGAGATACGGCCTTTCTCTGTGCTCGTGGTGGCTCCCGGCCCATGCCTAGACCTTTCTAATAGCTCTCGGTGACCTGGCAAATTGTCACCAAGCAGTCTCGCCAAAAATACTCGGGCGTAATGAAGAATTTTCACGCCCCAGTCCGTCTCAGGTTCAGAAAGGTTCTTATAATCTTGGTGATTATAAGATTTGCAGGACAGCTCGGCCGCCAAGAAGATCTCGGTAGCCCGTGTCGTGCGTTTTTCCTTATCCGTCTGAAAACGAAATTTCTTGATAAGACTGGTAAGTGCGTACTTAGCTCGCATTTCTGAAAGCTTTGTACGTCCAGTGGGAGCAATACTCTGTAGCCCCCACGCCTCGGTGAGGTCGAGATACCCCGTAAGGTCACGATTTCTTATGACCTTAGCTAGGGCATCCGAATCCTCAGTACCGAGGAACTCCTTGAGGTCCGCATGTAAATTGTGCGCGACCTTCCAAGGGTAATCCCCCGGAAGTGATACGTCGGTCTTCATTGATCGACGTGGTTTCCTGGCTCTGGTGTTAATTTTCATGACACCTCCAATTCTACCTTTGTTTTAATGGAAATTTCTTCCCTAATAAGGTCCAGATCTTCTTACACCCAACAATAACAAGTCGAGTGTGGAAGAGCATGAGAACGACAAAATCGAGTACGCTATGTAAACGTTGCGTATTCATGTCAGATCATCAACTGGTTCATCAGGGACTCCATAAAGGTATCATCGTCCAAGATGGCTATGATGCGTTGCCGAATAATCATTCGATCGGCTGCACTCACACCCACTGGCACTGAAAAGGACACTTCCGCGATAACAGGAGCGGTGAGGGTAGCAACCCCATCCACTCCATCAACCGCAAAGTCTTGCGAAAACTTGAGGGTAGATTTTGCATTGCCCTTATAGTTCCCTGAGACTTTTGGATGTGTCCGGTACAACGTCAACGTATCGCGGGCGGCCAAGTCATGGTCTTCCCCGATGTACACGGACCGATTCTGATATTCCTCGTAACGAGTGAAGTCATAGTCGACCGGTGTGGCGTTGTTCAGTTCGTCTACCGCTAAGGTAATAACATTGTCTTGCATGGGATTTCTCCTATGTACTTAAGACCGTCAATGGCTGAATATATTCTTTGCCATCACGGCCAAGTCAATGAGCTTTAGCGTGTTTAACCTAAGATTAAAACTAGGCAAAACAGGCCGGCTCGGGTCTGGGACACGTTGCTTTACTACTGAGATTGTAGTGTAGCAGCCATTGTTAAGGACGGTTTGGTAATCCTCGATAGGATCTGCCGCATTCGTCCATAGGCGCGTGTCCACGAACTCGGTTGTCTCCACTGCTTCAATCGTGGAAACATACCAAGAGGCGAGCGGTCTGATCCCCACTTCTGGAGACCAGGCGCTTAAAACATCGCTAATGTTGAAGATCCAGTCAATAACAAAGCTATATGGAACTAACTCCCACATAGCTTCAACTGGGTGGTGCAAGCCCCAAACAGGCAACTTACTATCCGCTTCTAAACTAGCGAGCACACCTGCTCTGACATCGATTTTAACACTAGCAGTCCGAAGGAGTGTAGATTTGATAATCCACGTACCTCCGTCAGACCATCCCTGACAATCAAACTCGTCAGAGGTGGAACTGCTATAGTCGTAGTCAGACGTATGACCTCTAAACGTCTGCCGTGTGTGCGTGTCCTTCATGCTCAAATGAATGGCATTCCGGACACCGGCAAAGTCGTAAAGCATCGGCCGTATGGCATATCGAACTTCCATATACCTGTCAGCAAGCTCCTTAAAGGTGAGTTGGCTAGCCAAATAGCTGCCGTCTCCCTTCTTTATCGCCCTTAAAATCTTAATCAGGCGACGAAGGATATCTTGCATTGACAAGACGGATTTCTCCGCCTCGGCCGCAATCACTAGCGCTTGAACCTCGTCGAGGCTCGCGTTCGACCAAGCTTTAGCAACAGCTCGATCAATAAGTGATTGAGAGTCATACTCAAGTGCGGCTGTGTGGCTCACGCCCCATGCCCCCATGAAATATGAGGTAGGAGCGGAACCTTCGACCCGCATCGCGTGTTGGATGATACTCCTTTGAGGAGAGCAATCCAGCTTGGTTATACCGTTCCAACGGTAATAACTAGCCAAATCATCGAGAACGATGTCATCTGTTTGCGTCATAGGGCTATTGATTATAACGCCCTGCGCAACTTTTTCGCGGAACCTGGGAGTGACGATATCCGTCATTGTGCGAGTTCGGGCTTTTCTGACATACGTCCCATCTGTAAGATTACTTTGGGACGTCACCGTCATGCCCGCGCACGTTTCGGTATACCAGTCTTTTGTGACCTCGTAGTCTACGGGATCACTGTCCAGATTAATACTGCGGAATCTACTCATATGAATTACCTCCTTCTGAGGCAATTCCTATGGGGTTTTATCACGCTGACGAGTGCCTCATTCGTCTGGCGCAACTCAGCCGCTTACGTTCCAGCCTTAACAGCCTGGTTCGTCGGCAAACTCCATGAGAATAGCACAGCTACTCTCACTGCATCAGTCATGGTCCGAAGATGTCCGTTAACCCTAATAACGCGATTTACCAAATCACGATAAGGGATCAACGAACATCTAGATGGCTTCGGTCAAAAGGTAGAAGCGGTGGTAAATCGCTCATCCTTAGAACCTATGCCACAGGCCATGGACTGACTTCCGGGTAGAAATACCC